GTCTTCTAAATTAGCCATCGCTTTCTTTTTTTGTTTTTTGGATCCCTATTGTTGGGCGTCCCTTAATTCTTTTAATGCTTGAATCTCAGCATAGACTCTTAAGAGCTCCTCTTCCTTTGATTGGATCTCTTCGTTAACGTCTGGTACTTCCGTCTCAATGATTTCAGTTTTAACCAGACCATTTTCGTCATAAGTCTCTCTTGTTACTTGTTTTATTGCCATTTTTATTTCATTAATTTTCTAATACAAAATAAGGTATAGTACCTGCATTGCTTAAAACTTCTCCACCAGCAAATGAAGGTAACGTTGTTCTTGTACCAGTCAATACATAATGATTACCATAGGTCCAAGTAGTAGTACTCATGGTTCCAAGTTGCATGCATGCAGTTGCAATTATTCCAGATACACTTAAGCTAGTTGCATTTCCGACAGGCATAACTGCAAGATAGTATAATGTTCCAGCAGTCAATGCTTGACCGCCTGAAATAGTATATGTTTTAAGGCCAGTAGTAGCTGAACTTATTCCAGTACTTGTTTGTAATAAGTTTCTTGGACCGCCGTCCGATCCTTTATCATAAATACCAAGGAATATCGTACTTGAAGCTACTGCCGTGGTAACTAACATATTGATTTTAGCTAAAGTAAAACTTACTTGTGGCATGAATGGAACAAAATACACTGTACCTGCATCACCAGATGTTAAAGTAAGATTACCAGTATTTGCGGCCAAAACTCTGTTGCTTATAGCTCCAAATGGAATAGTATCTCCTCCAGTTGTCGTTGCTACTAAAGCTCCATTTAAACCTGCACCTGCTCCACCTGCTCCACTAGTACCACTAGTACCAGATGAACCTATTCCGCTAGTCCCACTTGAGCCGCTTATTCCGCTTGTTCCGCTAGTACCCGAAGAACCAGGACTACCTGGATCTCCTTGAGCTCCGCTAGTCCCACTTGAACCGTTTATTCCTGAAGTACCGCTAGTACCTGAAGAACCAGGACTACCTGGATCTCCTGGAATTCCTTGAGTTCCGCTTGTACCTGAGCTACCGCTTGTACCAGCTATTCCGCTAGTACCGCTTGTGCCTGAAGAACCACTAGGTCCTACGTTACCATTCGATCCGCTAGTACCGCTTGTACCAGAAGTACCGCTTGCTCCGACCGCTCCGTCCAAGTTAATTATCCAGTCTGTAAATGTACCTGAACCAGTATGCTTAGTTACATCAACTACGATAGCTCCAGTACCTGAATCATAGGATTGGATGACACCATGCATGTGATAGTTAGTAGGATCTGGTGCATAATTGATAGTAACGTCTTGATTGGCTGAATAAGCCAAGCCAGTCTCTACATCAAATGATTGTAAGCCGTTGCCTATGGTCAAAGGAGAGCTTGATGTTCCATAATAGATCGATCCGCTCAATCCACTAGTACCAGAAGTACCGTTAGTACCGCCTTGAACAAATAAATACCAACCACCAGCAACACCTGGAATTTCATTCAAACTTACAGTTGGAGTTATCCATGCATCAACATTATAGGTTACAACATCATAAGGTTGATAAGTAGTTATGCTGTCCCAATTTCCTTCATAAGTAAAGCCTTGACCACTAGTACCAGACGTTCCATTAATACCGCTTGTACCCGAACTACCGTTAATTCCACTAGTTCCGCTAGATCCTGAAGTGCCGGTTGCTCCACTGGTTCCTGAAGAACCTGAGGTTCCAGTCAATCCAGACGTACCGCTAGTACCTCTTGTTCCGCTTGATCCAGAAGTTCCGCTTGATCCATTAGTACCTGGAGTTCCTGGTGCTCCTGCAGCACCGCTAGTACCTGAAGTACCGCTTGTGCCTCTAGTTCCACTAGTACCGGAGCTTCCGCTCGTACCTGGTGCTCCTGCGACTCCACTAGTACCTGAAGTACCGCTAGTTCCTGAAAAACCAGCAGCTCCGCTCGTACCTGAGGTACCGCTTGTTCCTGAAAGACCTGCAGTTGGGCCTGCCCAGTTACCTTCATCATCAATAACGACACCATAGCCATCTACTGAATAGGAAACCGCATCAAGAGTAGTAGATGTTATGTGTACTTCAGTAGAACTAACTTCGATAGGCAATTCGTTGCCTTCTCCGTCAGTCAATGGCTGATTGGTGCCGTTAATTCCACTCGTTCCGCTGGTCCCAACGGTGATTAGGGACTTGTATGATTGATAAATCGTTTTTCCTGCTAAATTACCCATTTCTTAAATTCATTTTAAATGCAATTGTTCCAAACTAGAGGACTTAGATTCCAAATGTCCGGAAAGGTGTTCCAAACCGCACAATCATTGGGCGTTCTAGTCAGATATACTATGCTTTGGCTATCCTCATTGTCACTTATATAGGTGACGTCTGGGATCTCCTTAATTCCGTTTTCTAGGAACATCTGTCCTCGATTAATAAGGACTCCTGGACTCGTATCTAATGAAGGATCGTTGATCGCCCAAAGCTCATAGTCCCAGTTACCTGATGGACTCAAAGAAACCAAGGCATTTAACCTATCCTCGTTTTGGATGGTGGTCAAATATATCTCAAATTCAGTGTATCGAGTGTTTTGCTTGACGATGTCAGGCATGACCGTAATCGGTTCTCTAGCAAAACCATTGGTGAAAGAGAATAGGAAGTTATTAGTCTGCCAGGGATTGTTCTCGATCGACGTGGTATCGACATAGATGATTATCGAGTTAGGTAAGAGATTAGTTAAGTTAATCAAGGCACTCTATGTTTTTATTTAGATATAAAAAGCGGAAGAGTTGACACCACTACACAAAAAAAGGGCATGCCCATCGCTAAGCATGCCCTTTTAGTTATCCCTTGGAGAGATTATGTCGTAACGATAGTGATACCACCACCGATAACGTCTGCTAGAGTGTCTCCAGCAGTGATCGGAATCACGGATGCAGGTTCTTGACCTTGCAATGTGATTGAGTAAGCATTTAGATCTCCAACTGCAGTTCCAGTAGCTGAAGTACCAGCTGACATAACGCATCCTCTTACGTTACCCATTACCCAAGATACGTCGTTATTGTCAACGAAGACAAGACGAAGTGCTCGGTTTTGAGCTAATAACAAGATTTGATTACGTTTAGCGGCATCCATCTTTTGGAATACTGCGCTTAGTTCAGGTTGGTAGAACACAGTACCGTTAACGTTAGATACGTTGATTGATTCTGTGAAAGATGCAGTGTCTTTCGGTAAGTAGAATTGAAAGAACGTTCCTGTTCCTGTGATAGCCGTAGCCTCACCAGCAGATTCAGTCACGATCACGTCATTATCCCAGTCACCAGCATAAACATACATCTCCTTTACTCCACCCAAACCGTTGATACAGTCTAAAGCTATGATGTCATTAATTAAACAAGCCATGTGTTTTAAAGTTTTTTTAGTTTATCAATGGGGAGTCGAAACTCCCCATCAACAGTATTTCTTACGCTAACGTAGAAACGAATTGAGATGCATAAGCTGCAGTTCCTAAACGGAATTTAGCCATAAAGTTTACAACGTCTTGTGAAGGATCGTAGTAGAACTTGAACTTATCTTGGTCATCAAGAAGTCCTGTTCCGAAGAACGCGTATTTCTTAGGTCCTAAGAAGATAGCGTCGTTATCGTTGATACCACCAGCAGCATAGATAGTAACGTTAGTTCCTGGCCATACGAAAGTAGAAGCTCCAATAACACCAGCACTGTTAGAGATGTTAGGATATTGAGCGATGATCGCGTTTCCTTTGTTTTGTAAAGCTTGAACAGCGATAGAGTAGTTAGAGTACGACATGTACATAACTAAATCATCTTCTTGTTTCAATGCGTTGCTAAGTAGGTCGATTAGACCCCAGATTTGAGCTTCTGCTGTGTTAACAGCCAAAGGACCGATAAAAGCAGTACCGTCGATACAACCGTTAGTAACAGTTAATTGATCCATTAAACCATCTAAGGTTGCTCCGTCTCCTTGCCAAATTGTGTTCTCAATGTACTGAGCAATGTTGTTTACTTTATTGTCTGCAATCATTTTCTCAAATGGAACTGATTCCAAGTAAGCAGATGGAGACAACTGAGATGACAACCAGTAAGTACGTAAGTCTTCTGGACAAAGTTTTTCTTTCAACATTTTAGATTGAACTACTAGGTCGATTTGAGAGAAGTCAGTAGTGTTGTTTCCAACCTGACCTGCTCCGAATCCACATGTAGAATCTAAGATGTCAACAGTAGAGTTCAAAACGTTGATTGCTGTAGTACCGGCAGTAAGACCAGCACGAAGAGTCAACATTTGAACTGAGTAGCTCTTCAATAGAGCTGCGCTTATAAGTTCAGTTGATAACTGATCAGTATAAGGTGTTAATGCGCCTAAGTTAAATGACATATCTTTTTATTTTTTTTATTTTTTGTTTAACTCATTTCTGAGTTTGCCTAAAGCAGCGACTCTTGCATCAACGCTATCAAACGCTTCTGCCATAGTTTCTTGTGACTTTGGGATTTTGTTACCAGCTGGTAGTTTCGAGAACTTCTCCATCTTGGTTTTCATTGCTCCCATTTCTTCTTTTACTGTTGC